CGTTTGACGGTTTGGTTTTAACTAATGAAGGTGATCAAGGTCACGAATTAAGGAGTTGCCTTCAACGTGGGCGTCCTTGAAATGTATATCGCCATTTACCTTTTTAAACCTTTCAATAAAAACGCCGGCGTCGCGATCCTCTTCAAGATAATACGTTGGAAAGCTTATGGCGTGTGCTTTGTACGAATACGATGAAAAGTCAGACTCCTTCAAGCCAAGCTTGTTTAAATCCATCGAGCCTACTTCGAGCCAACCATGTCCGGCGTCGGTGTGGAACGTGAAAGTGTTTTTCATAATACAAACGCCAATGCGCCGTTCAAATATTGGGTTAACTCCTTGCCAGACATGCGCGGCGTTGCTTGATGTGATCCTTGATAATTGACCAAGCAATATCCGCCATAACAAGCGGCGTGATCCAATTCCATGTGCGCGGCGTCATGCAATCTACTATTTAACTTATCAATCTGCGCTTGCAACGTTGACGACGTGATTCGGTTAGACATTTCGGTATTTCCTTATTGGTTGTTGACAGTTATCATTATACATGGGATAACATATGGGTCAACAACTTAATTAGGGAAAATCAAAATGGATGACACTTGGATTGAAAAACACTCTGGCCAGCTTGTAGGCTGGAAAGTCAACCAAATAGCCATTGACGATAGCAAGTCTAATGGTGAACCTTGGATAGGTTTGGTTCTATCCAAAGGCGGATTTAAGAAAATCGCTTGGGTGCTTTGCGATTCCGAAGGAAATGGCGCGGGTCACTTAGATATTGAGGACAAATAACATGTCAAAAGACGCTTGGGACAAGCATATGTTGCCCCTCATTGAAGAATTTGAGGTAATGATTAAGCGGCACGATCTGCCAAAACTATCAGCGGATGAAGCTTTGTGCGAATTGCCTGAAACGGGCGATAGATATAACCAATGGAAGCGGGAATATCTTACCGGCTTTATTGTTCGCTGGGAAAAAGCTGATACGGTTTACCACTTAGAGCGAAGGGCGGCGGATTGACAATAGAGCGAGTCCCGATCTAAATTGAAGGACTCGCTCTGATCTGATTGGGCTGGCCTCCCTGGCCTTTGATCGATATTGAACGGGGCCCCGACCATCTCCCACCCCATGGTCGGGGTTTTTTTTGTTTGGGCCCCGACCCGACCCGAACCCGACCGCCCAGTTTTTACCCCGACCCGACCCGATTATTTGTTGACTATGTCCCGAAAACATGGGACACTGTTAAGGTCAACAACCAACATTGGAGAAAGAGCAATGTCAAAATTCAAGAGGTTCTTTTCGACTGATAGCGCGAAGGCTATCAAAGCCGACAAATTCGGATACCTTAACGGTATAAACTACATGGCGCCGCACACTACAGGCGGTATTGGTAATTTGTGCCCACATTCAAGCCAAGGTTGCCGCGATTTGTGCCTTGGCATGTACAGCGGTCAAGCCGCAATGGTTGCGGATTTGGAACACGGAACCAACAATGTGCGCGAAAGCCGCAAGGCCAAGGCGCAATGGTTCATGTCTGATCGCAAGGCGTTCATGGCAGAAATGTCGGAACACGTGGGCGCGCTAATCCGCAAAGCCGAACGCGAAAATAAAAAGCTGGCGGTTCGTCCCAATGGATCAACAGATATCCCGTTCGAACGTGTCAAAACGGACAATGGACAAACATTGCCGGAACGTTTTCCGGAAACACAGTTTGTCGATTATACCAAAAACGCACGGCGGATTCTGGACAAGCGCAAGCCAGACAACTATCACCTGACCTTTAGCCTGTCGGAAACCAACAAGGCGCAAGCCGAACAAGTGTTAGCGGCTGGGCACAATGTCGCGGTCGTGTTTGGCCATGGCCAGCCCAAAACGTTCATGGGTTACCCCGTCATTGACGGTACCGAACACGACTTGCGCCACCTAGACCCGTCACCCGTGATTGTTGGGCTTGATCCAAAAGGTTCCAAGGCCAAAGCCGACACAAGCGGCTTTGTGGTTCGTGAATACGGCGCCGGTTGTTGACACATAAAGGCGCCGCCGCTACTGGGTGCACCCAGTAGCCGAGCCCCGATCAGGTTTCCCTTTCCTGGTCGGGGCTTTTTTATGCGGAGTTATTGGACGGGGGTTTACTTCCGACCCCCCCTCCCCACGGACGCCGGCGGAGGTATCGAGGGGGGTTTAACCTCTGGCCCCGACCCCGACCCCGACCCGACCCCGAACGATGTCAAGCATGTCGTCAAAGAACCCCGACCCGACCGAACCCGACCAAAGGCACGGGACCATGGTCCCCGACCCGACCGAACCCGACTTCAAACCGTGTTCAGCCAGCCCCCGACCACTGTTTCCGTCAAATAGATATAGGTTAGCGGACAAGAGGTGGCTAACCAGGAAGAAACTTACGCCCCCCGACTGACAATATGAGAAATTCCAAGCCACTTGGTGCGCTGACACATTTACGCGGTTTGTTTTAGTTGCTTTGAGTTCAATCCAGAAAGGTAGGGATTCCGCGCATACGTGAACATCCGGTATACCCCCGCCATACCTGTTTTCAATCCTTGTGGTGTTCCAACTTTTTGGCATTCTTGCCCTTAGATTGTTCCACATTAGCGTTTCCGGTTTTTGTGTCATCGAGGACCTCATACTTCGCTTCAATAAATACGCTGGGGTTCGATTTACGGAGTTCTGATAACCGGTCTTCTATCTCTTCACGGTTCATGTTCTCGATGGCGTGAAAGTGATTTGTCTCGCGCCTATCCGTTGTAAGACCACCCAGCGCCGACCTTGTCTTCTCCGCATTGATGGCCGCCGAGAACTGGCCCGCATCTTCCGCCCCTTCGGAAAGGTTCCTCAACCGTTTCAATTGCCCAAGCAACGTCACCCCATACTTTCGCTCGCGTTCCTCCCGCATCTCCAAAACGTATTCCGCGACATGGGGAAAGCGTTGGGCGTTCAGCAGATTATACGCCTGCGTTTTCGCGATACCGTTCGTGTCGGAGTATCCAGCAAGGCGGGCGCATTCAGCATTCGAGTGTGTTCCATCGACATAGTGCCGCGCAAAGACCTTCTGCCTGTTGGTCAGTTTACGGCCATGGGCCTCCTCGATTTCTTCAGCTTTAACATCAATTCGTCGTTTCATGGAGTTCCTCCTATATACTAGCTTTTTCAAAACTAAATCTGTTTTTTACAGTGGCAAAACGTCTCTTTGGCTAGAAAAGTGTACCATAGAGGTACCAAGTGTACCAAGTGTACCAGAAGTGTACCAAGTGTTATTGTTATTAATCAGTACGTTATACGTCAAATTTCGTGTTTGGTACACTGGTACACTTTTTTACACCCATAATTTTTTTTTCAAAAACTATTTTTGAATTTAGCCCCTATACTGTGCCAGCGTCATTTGGCATTTGACAGTGGTCCATGCATCATGCTAACCTCTTTTTGTAAATCTAGAAAGGAGAGTACCATGAGAAACCAAGTTATATCATTATACGACTACACGGGCGAGGCTTTACGTCCGTGGGCAGAGGCCGGGTATGAGTGCTATGCGTATGACATCCAGCACAAAGCGGGGTGGTTTTGGATATCGGGCAAACGTAAGCCCATCACTTTTGCAAAGTCCGACCTTTACGATCTGGACACGCTACGCCGCCTTATATCGCGCCACGAGGGCCAAGTCGCCTTTATGAGTGCATTTCCCCCTTGTACCGACCTTGCCTCTTCTGGAGCGCGCTGGTGGGCTTCCAAGGCCAAATCCAATCCCAACTTTCAAACCGAAGCTGCGAACCACGCTTTATTGGCGGGTTGGGTTGGCGAGACATTGGGTTGCCCTTATTACGTTGAGAACCCAATCGGCGCTTTGTCGCGCTTGTGGCACAAGCCGGATCATAAATTTGATCCATGCGACTTCGGCGGTTATTTGCCCGAAGACGATGTGCATCCGAAGTGGCCTGATATTATTCCGCCACGTGACGCTTATCGCAAGCGCACTTGTCTTTGGACAGGCGGCGGCTTTACGATGCCAACGCCCCGGAAGGTATCTCATTTGACGGTTGCGTATGACCGTGCCGACCCA